ATCCGTTACTCCTGTTGCGCTTTATCCCCGCCGCCCCTGAAGAATACGGTAATTGCGGGAATTTGGAAACTCTGATTGCTGCCCTGCTGATAAAATTTAGCACTGAATGTTCTGCCCGTGCCCGCGATACTCCGCGTGCAAGTTTCCGGACTAGCAGATGCTAAGCGGTCCGTACCTAAGCGCAGATTTCCCAGTAGCGGTCCTTTGTTCTGAACCATAGTAAACTGAATAGTATCTCTGTACTTCCCATCTATGTAGTAGTCACAGAAGAGATTTCCGCTACTCTCCGGAAGATAATGAACTGCAAGGTGATCAAAATGCTTTTCTGCAGTACTCATCCCCTCACCTAAGTAAGAGAAATCCAGATGCGGCGTTTGAAACTCACCGGAGTATGAAGAACCGCCTTCAGTGCGGTCTTCCTGATCCATGAGCATGAGGAACCCATTCTTATCCCCGTACATAGGACGCTTAATATTATTCACGTCCTTATACATGCCTAAGCACTGCGGACTTCCTTTAATCCAGTAAGCAATGCGCACCTGATCAATGCGACTAAAGTCAAAGACTATGAGCATGTCATTGTAGGTGTAATAGGCGCTACGGTACGTAGCGAAGAGTGTCTTCTTTTCCGCGTAGTAGCAAAGGTGCTGCTGAGTAACGCCTACCTTGCTTGCATTCCCGCGCAAGTGCGATTCAAACAGGAGATTCTGAACTAAGTCACCTTCTTCAGTGCCTCCCAGCTTATCAGATGCGGCGAAGTCCGTTACCGTTCCAGTGTTATTTCCAAAATACATATTGTTTAGCACTTCGGCGATGGCATTAGGAGCGCATAATCCGGACGTGCTGCTGATCCGCTTGAAGTTCCAGTCTCCATCATCCACCGCGGAATCATCTAAGTAGTAGACGAACCCGGCTTCCTTGAAGACAAACATGCGGCCTTTGAAGATGAACGCACCTAAGATTTCCCCGCCTTCACCCGGATAAACGGGTTCAGCAAGGAAGCTACTCTGAAAATCCTCATGATCACCAGAATTACTCGCGTAGGCAATCTGTCCGGCAAAGGCCCAGTTACGGTTCCGATGGATTACTCCGCACTTCGGCCAGTTCGTCGCACCCCAGTCAGTAGCAGGTAAACGTAAATTAGTTACTGCGTCTGCATCATCCGTAAGTACCTTAGGAATACTCACGCCCGCGGTATAAATAAATAGCTTCTTAGGTGCATTGCTGATTTCATTCCCACCGGAAGCAAAGGTACAATTAGGCGTGAGCGGGCCTAGTCCCGTAGCAATCTGAGCAAACTGACGGTCCCGGCCTTTATAAATGCTGCCGTCTGCAGTCAGAACTACCATGCGCTTAGTATTCATATCCGGCGTCCACTCCCAGCAGCCTACGATGCCGTAAGGGAGTGCATCAGCGTTCCACTTCAGGGCACCGGATGCCTTCTGAATCATGCCGTTAATGAATTGCACGTTCTTCGCATGGATGAGGGAATTAGGCGGTGCTTTATCCGGAGCTATGTCCGTAAGTAAACCAAATTCACCTAGTGGAATCTTTGCTTTATTTCCGCGATAAGCCATTATTCCACGTACTCCAGATTAACTACTAAACATGATCCTGCACTATTCACTGCACCAATATAAATTGTACCCGCTGAAATTTTACCCTGAAGTTTGATGTTATAGGCCGTGGTCCCAGTGACATTTAAGTACCCAATGATGGGTACAATCCACTCAGCATTAGCAGAAGCATTATTTCCCACTGATGCACCTACATCAGCCCCGAATACTGCAGCCGTAGTAGTTTCATAAAGTTGTATCCCCCACGGTGCTGCGCTTGCATTTTGTCCAGGTAAAACGGCAACTAGCATTGAAACTCGAATTGTCCCAGTGCGCGGAGCAGTGAATGAGACACCGGGTAGGTTACTCGTCGCATTCGCAACAGTAATCCCACTGTTTCCCGCAGATGCTGCCGTAATTGGTGGAATAGCTCCGGTAATTGTAAAATCCCCATAGGACGCACTTGTTCTAGCCCAGTAGTTACTCGCAGAGTTCGGATAACTTCCGATATAACGATATGCACCTGGAGGCGATCCGGCTACTGCCGCAGCCCATGTAGGAAGTCCACCTGATACGGTAAGAACTTGATTCGTTGTACCAATGCCAAGTGCCGTAACCTTAGACCCGTCTGTGTAGAGTACGCTGCCTGACGTAACTGATAAACTCGTATTGTTTGTTCCACCACGGGCGATTGCAAGCGCAGCTTCACTGGTAACTACGCCTCCGGCTGAAGTAATTAGTGGGCCAGCAGTAGTCCACGGACCTGTGAATGTTCCGCTGAACGTGGGACTAGCTTTAGGTGCAAGTAAGCCTAACTGCGTCTGCGCATTGCTGCTCAGCGTATTTATGTATTGAAATTCAGTACTAGTTACGCTGCCGTCAGCAATCTTAGTCGCATCAATGTTTCCGGCTAATCCTGCGCTAGTTACCGTTCCACAGGTAAGGTTTCCGTTCGCTGCGATAGTAGTCGCGTAGGTATCAGCAGCGCAATCTGATGGATTTGCGGCAAGTGCTGTAGCCGTGGCTGCGTTCCCGGTAGTGCTTCCTGAACTTCCACTGACATTGCCGGTAACATTTCCAGTAAGTGCGGCGGTAATTGTTCCAGCGGCAAAGTTTCCAGAACCGTCACGTGCGACGATTGCAGAAGCTGTGTTAGCCGCGTCCGCAGTAGTTGCAGAATTAGCGACCTTTCCCGCTGTAGTAATTTGGCTGAGTTTAGTATCTGCAATACTTCCCGCAAGGTCCGCATTGAGTATAGCTCCAGTTAGGTTTAGTTTACTGTAGTCTATGGCCGCAGCTGCATCAATGTTTGCGTTAAGGATTGCTCCCCAGGCAGCAGAACTTCCCGTACTCTTCAGTACGGTATTAGTTGCTCCGATGGCTAAGCGTGCGGGCGTACCAGTAACTCCACCTACGATAAGATCACCCGCGGTGGTCATCGGATTGATGATGGCACCCGTGGGAGTAATCTCAGACCAGTTATTCACCAGTCCGCACTTCTTCAGCTTATAAGAATCATTAGCATCCGTCCGAATATCCCCGTTATTACAGGTAATGCTCAGCGTGCTGGGAACTAACCGCAGTACGTTTCCGTTCAGAGTTTGCGCACGTGCCAGTGAGCACTCTGCAATACCGACTAAACAAACCATGACTAGTAAAAGATACTTCATACAATCACCGATTCCGTAAGCATAACGTCTACGCTCCCTTGCGTAAGCGCACTAAGGTTAGCTCCCACCGCAGTAGCACGGACTTTAATCTGCGTGCTGATGCTGGGATAGAAGAGAAGAACTACCGAATCCTGAACGCCCGGCCCTACGGCCTGCATTACATCGAATCCGTTTACGAACTGGGTAGGATCTGAGTCCGTGCCCACGTCTAGCAGTAGGGAGGAAATACTTCCGCCCGCAAATGCCTGACTGTGTTTGATGACCAGGGCCATCAGCATCCGGTTACTAGGCAGCGTCCGCGCTACTACTGACTTAGTTAAGCCTGCCGTCTGGAAATCCAGGTAAGTAAGCGTCTTAGTGCTAGTAGTATTTCCAGTGCTAGATGCTGCACCACTGCCGGGATTCGCCGTATATCCGTAGCGGAAGCGGCGTTTATTACCCGGATAAAGGTCAGCACGCGGAATAATCTGCGCGAAGTTATCACCCGTGCGGCGAAGTTCAGAGCGCAGCTTCTTCTGCATAGCCTCTAACTGCGCCTTCGTTACGGATAACGTCTTCTCCCACTTATCGTCTTCTTTATCGAAAAGAACAAAGGTAGTAGCCGCATGAATGAGCACGTCAATTTCATTGCGGGGAATAAGCGGAATACTTGCATCATTATCCTGCAGGTCAATGGGAACCGGAACCCACGGAATGAGCACTTTAGTCTTATAGCGCGGGTAAGAATCAAACCGGACTACAATAGTCCCGTCATTTGCGTGATGCACCTTTGCGAACCTGCGCGGAACACGCTCAGTAGCGTAACCGATGGGAACTTCATCATCCATGGTTCCTACGTCAGTGCTGCAGATTTCAAGTTCAGAATACTCACTGCTGAATACCTTAAAGGGTTCAACTAAACGGCTGATTCCGTTCGTCACATACACTGATGTATAGGTGCCTGCACCCGTAACATCCAGACGGTCAAAGCCCAGCAGGGGGAGACTACTCCGCAACCGATTCGTGCCAGTCGCGCCGAGAAGCGAAAAAATCTTACCCCCCGCAAGGCTACTAATTAAACTAAATTTACGTGTGACGGAATCATAGCTGCCCGAATAAACAGAAGTAGCACCAGCGGCATTTAGCTGAGCTACTACGTGCGCAAGCAGCGTACTGGGAGTGTAAGATCCGTGAGTAAGGGTAGCCGTAAGAACGGTAGTCCCGCTCTGGATGAAATCAATTTTATCATTAGTCCGGTCTACGTACATATATGCCGGAATCAGTTCGTATTCTAATTTATATAAACGGAATGAGTAGGAGCCCGTTTCATCCAGCATGGAGGAATCAAGTACCGCGGCATCCGAACCCGCCTCATGCGCGGTGATCCGATAAACGGTGCTGTTATTCCCGTCCTGATTAAGCTGGAAGAACCACCCCTGCACGGACTGCGCGGGCGGATTATCGAAGCTGACGTTAATATCCCCGGCAGTAACGGTTACGGAACCTGTGACTATGCAAGGTTCCAATTCCAAAATCATAGGATGACGGGATCTAGCCCACGGCCATGATTCATCAACTTCGATGGAATAGATGTTCCCGCCGCCGATGATAGCCTGATGCGCTTTATTCAAATACTTAAGGACGAGTGCTTCATAGTCAGAGTTACCGTTAGTAACCTCACCACTTTTCTGAAGCACTTCATCCGCTATATCTGCAGTAGTTCTGAACTGGCCCATGAACTAAATCTCCCACAATCCGGGGAAATCTAGCCCCAGAGGTTAATTGTTACCACGCCCGTACTGATGGCCGCGGCAGCAAGGTTACGAATACTCAAACGCGAACCCTTAGGAATTAGGCATTCACGCGGCTGCTGGTGGATGACCGTGCTGGCTACGCCGGGAATGATGCAAACTCTATCTAGGTTCGTATTCGGTCCCATGAGTAATTCCGTGGGACCACCCAGACTGTTTACAATTTCAATCATCTTCACGTCATCGCTGAGCACGTCTTCTAACTCTAGCGGATCACCCGCACTAGTCGGCACGTTAGTGCTAGATGCAGTTACCTGAAATGAGGCAATGAGAATGCCGCGGACGTTGCTGCTCATAACTTACCTTTAGCTTCCTCCCGTGCGCGGTCCGCGTGGACGTTTGCCGGGGTGGGACCAGATCCGGGACCTGTGGAGGGACGCGGAGGTTCTGCAGCTGCTTGCTTAGCATGCACTGCATTCGGAGTGGGACCGGGACGGGGTGCATGCGCCTGACCGTCAGATTCCTGCTGCTTCGGTGCGGCGGCATCCTGTTTCTGCTCTGCATTTTTCCCGGCTTCCTGCACACGGATTGCTTCCGCGGTGGGCATGACGGGAACTGCGTGACCGGAATCAGGATTCACCGGAGTGCTCGAAGATTTAGGTTCAGTGAGGCGTGCGGCCAGCGGAGCATCCTTCGCAGAACGGCTGACGCCACCGGATGTTCCACCTACGGGACCGTTTGCGGTGCGGTGAATTTCATCACCTACCATATGCGTAGTTCCAACTTTAGCCGCATCTTCTGCGCGAATTGCTGCCAATTCTTTTTCAAGGGCCGATGATTTAGCCTGTTCTTCCATAAGTTTCTGCTCCAATTCCGTCTGCGCATCCGCAGGCTTCTTAAACACTACGTGTTTAGCATTGAAATCGAATGTTTTACCGACGATGCGGCCACGCGCATCCTTCTTAGCTTCTACCCGGCCTGCAGGTTCGTTATTTTCGTAGAAGAGATTGCCGGAACCTACGGGACGTTCGTAGTAGGAATTTCCGTCCTTCATATGAATGCGGAGTAAGTTAGTTCCGCGCACGCGTCCGCGTGCATCCGTTTCATGAGTAATCATGTCAAAACGGTTCGGATCAGTAACACGTTCACGCTTAGCTTTAGGCTGCAGTTCAAGGGCCATCTTCTTCTCCTAGTTAGGTTAAAAAAAGCGGGCTGATTACCAGCCCACCACTTTTACTTTTAAGGTAGTAGCTGCAGGTGCTGCCGTGACTTCCACGCCGGGACCGTCTGCTACGCCATCGCTATCACCCTGGAAGACCTGAATCTTCAGGTTAGTCGCATCGTATTTATACATGTACCCATTCCGCGCATCATCAATGATGTAAAGTTCATCAATCTGCGTGGGACAGCCTAACTTAGCTTTAGTTAGTGGAATTCCACCTGCAGGAATAGTCAAAGACGCATTCCCGAATGCTACGTTAAAGACTGCAGAGCGGCGAGGTTCGGAGGGACTCGCCTTTTGCGAACCCTCCACCTGCGTATAAGTTACGTCTGCTGCTGCAATATCTGCCATGATTAAGCACTCTCAACCATGTCAGAATTTTCCATGGGCGTCTTCGGGCTATTCTCGCAGAGTGCCGAGAAGATACCGATACCCGTGGGCGTACCTACACCGACCGTCCACGCGATATGCAAGGAATCGCCGGGCATGAACTGCAACGGATCAATGTCTTTATAGACAGTTTTTCCGATGGCCGTACCCGAAGGAACGGTAATAGTCATGACCGCGCTTGCACCTGACGAACTTAGCGGCGTGGGCCGCTTCGTAAGTACAACTGTGGGCGGCGTAGTAGTGCCTGATGCTGCTTCTGAAGTTAGCGTGAACTGACCGCGGTGAAGCATGCAGGGCTTAACGCAGAGATATTCACCCGCGTTACCTGATGCTGCACCAATATCAATCTCACGCATAACTGCAGGATCTGCAGCGGCCAGTGCCAGCGAAGGCTGGAAGTAGGCCAAGAAGTTATGCTGATCAACGTATGCCATTTTATTTCTCCTTAAAAATTACGCCGAAGTTAAGTGAACGACACGCGATTCGCCGGGGTTCGCAGAATCCTTCCAGACTTGCGCGAATCCGTAAATGCCGTACCATGCTACACCTTTGCTGCGTCCGTAATCTTCCGATTCTTTAGCACGCAGTTCAGGATCAAGAACGGTAGCCATTGCGATTGAATCTTCACCGAAGAAGACCGCTTCACCTAAGACACCGTTCAGGCCCAATGAACCTGAGAGTGCAGAAGTGTTATTCACTTCGATGAAACGAACCGATTCGATTTTACCCACTTCGCCCGTAGCCTTAGCTTCCGGATCTCCGTAGACCTTCCACTTTTCCCAGTTCGGATCACGCTTCAGGCCGCGAAGTGCCTTAGTGCTAGCCAAACACATGAAATCTTCACCGGAGTACGGGGACATAAGCTGCGTGGTGAACATATAGTCACGGATCTGCTCTACGTGGTACTGATTCAGGTTAGCAGTCGCTTGCGTAGAAGCGGTGCCGTCAGTATCGAACGTCAGAGAAGCTACTCCGTCAGGAATCGCCTTAACCATACCTTCTTTGAAGGCGGTAGCGGCGAGATAATCAAGGCGCAGGGCCATCTGATTACGCAGCTGCTTCTGAATCGCATTTTCCACGTTGAAGTTGCTCAGATCACGGAGCAAAGACGTGTAGGGCACGGCCCGGCCACGTTCTTCAACTTCAATCGCCTGAGTGCTCAGACTGAAGTCATCTTCAGGGATGCGTTCAAGTTCCAGTAAGCGGTCATCACCGGGAACCGAGATATTAGCAATACGTGTAAACGTAACTGCTTCACCCTTCTGCTTGCCTAGGCCATCTTCCGTAAAGACGAATTGCATGAATTTTGTCCGTGCAATAGCCGCCATACGGAGTTTGCTAGACAATGCATGGTTCTTAAAGACGCCCGCAGGTCCGTCATAAGTCCAACTCATCGTAGCCATTCGTTACTCCTGTTTGTGGTTAGTCGCGCAGACGGCCCTGGCAGAAACCCTTCCCCGCTTTATCTCACTCTACGTTGCCGTATTTGTTCCGCGAATGACAATACCTTTTCTGGTTTAGCCTTCGGTGTAACACTGCGGCCTGTTCCTGTGGGTGAAGGACCACCTCCACCGTTAGGTAGCGTGCGCGTGGGTTTACCCAGCATCTGATACTTGCGAAAGTTGGCCTTTAGTCGAAGTGCGATGAAGTCGAATGCAGCGGGACGGCCTTTGCTGCGGATCATCGCCTGAATCTCATCCTTATTCTGGCTTACAAAGGTTTCCGTTTCGTCGCGGAACCCAGCTAACTCAGGATGCCGACCGGCGAATTCATTCCAGATCGCATTGCCCTGTTCACGGATAGCACTCTGATTGTTTACAGTTTCCGCAGCTTTAGCGATGAGCAACTGGTCACGCTTGCGCATGTATCCGGCAGGATCGGCCAGATATGCTTCCTCATCAAACGGTACGCCGCCGTCATCTTCGGGCGGTGTTACACTTCCATCGGGATTTTTCAACGCGGCGGCGTCTAATAAACCCTGACGGTACGCGTCTAACCGATCCGTTTGCGGTGCTTCGTTTGCATTCGCATAGGCTAGTGCTTCGGCTTCCGTATTAAAATACTTATCCCCGATGCGATATTTACCCTTACCGGCAGGCTTCGGAGGTTCCTCGCCTTCAACTTCTTCAGACGATTCATCATCCGCAGGCTCATCACCTTCGGTTTCGTCTGTTTCATCCGTCTCATCATCAACGGGCGGGGTATCTTCGATTTCTTCCTCGGTTCCCTCGATAGTCCGTCCATGTTCGTCGAATTCTGGCATTTTATTCTCCTTTAGTTGTCGTTTAGTTTAAGGGCACTAGTAATTTCGTTTATCTGATCCCGAACTGAGCATAATTCGGCAATGTTCGCCGTTTGATCTACCTGACCGTTGCGAAACTGTCCGTAGATTTTTTGAACTATCATAACCTCACGCCCGCGTAACATTCGCAGTATGACAGGAGCAGCTACGCTGAGCATTCGCAATTCATCATCGGTGAATGAGTAAGCCATTAGCGTTCCTCCAATACTTCGCCGCGAATGTAACGCGTAGTAAGATCGGTGAATGCGCAATAGGCTAAACCGATCTGATTTAAGTCACCGCTGGCCCACGCATCCGTTCTGCCGTCTTTAATCGTGATGACGTAAATTGCATCAATCTTACCCTCATCGTTTGCCTTCTTCAGACTTTCTAGAACGATGGCCGGACTAATATCTTTAGTACGGAGTGCCTTCACGTCACCCATTAGCCTAACGCCTGACTACTGGGCATGTTCATCGCCTGCCCGGTGAATACGGCTTCCATCGGTGATTGCTGCGGAATGTTCGCCGGAGACGGTTGCTGACTAGCCATATCCGGGCCGGGAGGCGGCGGAGTCTGCGCAGGTGCTGCCGGTGCAGCGGGTTCCGCGTTGCTGATCTTCATTTTATCAATGTCGAGTGAAGTCATAACTTCGCCGAGGAATTTCTCGAAGGAGTACTGAGCTAAGAATGCTTCGGTGAGCACTTCACTGCCGGAAATAACTTGCAGGAGCGTAGTCCACTTGCGGAAATCTGCCTGCCTACGTAGAGTCAGCGAAATTCCGAATACCTCGAATTTCATCCCGTTAACGGTGCTGACGAACACGTCCTGCGGATCATATCCGGCCATTTCAGCGCCACGCTTAGCGCCGAACAGTGATTCAAAGATTTCTGAGTCGATTCGATCCCAGTTCTGGCAGATTTCCCAGCAAACTAGTTCTAACTCCGGTTGAATCTTCTTCTCTTCAAAGTTCTTCGCCATACCTTGAAATACGGACGTAATACTGTTCTCTGCGGCGACTACTTCCGTAGCTTTGACTGCGCGGGTGCTTTGCGCTCCCATTCGCAGGTCATTCGTCATCATGCTAGTAAGTGTTTCCTGGTTTAGCAGGTTGTACATGGTCAGGACTTCAGGCGGGATACGCCCGCTGATGACTTCCTCCATGACCTTACCGCCCTGAGGCAGGCTTGCATTTACTTCGATGTTCTTACCCCAACGGATACCATCCGTAAGTTGTTTAGCATCGTTTAGTACGTCAACGCGGATCTGCGTGATACCCCAAACGGATTTCATCGCCGAATCTAACATTAGGTTGAAGATTTCGATCAGGCTCCGGTTATGCTTAGTGCCCGCGTCCATCAGCGCGATACCCCAAACGGAGTTGGCAACTTCGATGAGTGCTGCGGCTACGTAAGGAGTGCGCTGATGCCAGAGCGGATTCGGAGTGGGCTTGCGGATAACCTGCTCATCATTGGCTAAGGTCATTACTACGTTCTCATGCAGAATGTCCCCGGTGTTCTGATCTACGATGGTCCCGAAGAATTCGGTTAGTTTCACGCGGGGACGCATTCCGCCGACCGGATTATTCTGTCCGGTTTCCTGAGCCTTCTTCTCCGCTTGCATGTCATCGCCCTGACCACGGAACGGACTGACTTCACTGACTGCGGCCTTCTCGTAGATCGCATCGTCACCGTCTGCGAGTTGCTTTAGCAGGTGTAAATCAATTTCGCTTACTTCGATTTCATACAGCTTAGCGCCGGTAGGATCAGGGAAGTAATCTTCCTGTCTGATTACGTTAAGACGCAATTCCCACACCTTATCTTCAATCATAACTACGTTTTTCTTATATGATTTCGCTTTGCCTTCCTTACGGACGGTGAAACGCGGCTTAGGAACCATAGCTCCGCTGACTTTAGTGATACTGAGCGATCCGAGCAGGCCGGATTGCACGGAATTACCGATATGGCTAAAGTAACCCGCTTTAGTCAGGAAATAGTTCATCAATTTCTGCATTTCTTCCGGTTTAATCAGAAGATTGTCGCCGTTTCCGCTGCGGGCCGTAGTTCTGTACCAATCTCCTAGATCGGCCACGGCTTGCTGGAAGTTTGACTTGATCTGCTCTACTGCATTGCGAGTTTTAGCGATAATTTCCTTGCTCTGACCGGGTGCCTTCTGACTGAAGTCATGCTGCATCTGGTACATAGCAAAATTGTCTTTGTTTAGGTCCATTCGGTTCTGTTTGCCCGTTTCAGCTTCCTCACGGCAGGCCAGAACGAATCGTTTGCAGTAATCTTCCGTATTCTCAACTGTATCCTGAGCCATTTATTCACCTATTCCTTTGAAATCCATAATTGGGTTCACTGTGGGAGACTATACCGTATGCTTTTTGTTTACCTGCTGCTCCCGCGCATACGTATTGGAGTGCATCGTGTGGGTGAGAGAATTTATTCTTGATCGGACGCAATGAATCGGCCTGAATAATCAGCGCAGATTCGGGATACTGGTAGCCGCCGCTGAATCCTTCGATGAGAACCGGGCAATTATCTTCGGAAATGAGCAAAGCTGGGCCGGAGCCGTAGACTTTAATCAGAAATTCCTCAACCGCACCCTTGCGCGATTCCCAATCTACCGGGCCGGGGAGGATTTTTTTGAATTTTTCCGTTTGTAATACGCCGAAGCAGGTTTTTTCATCTGTTTGAGCACGTTGGGTGCCAGCGGGATCGGCGAAGCTGATGATTTTGTCATCGGCATACGTCCACGGCGCGTAATTAAGGCGAAGATGTTTCCAAACACGCGGCGCAAGTTTGCGAATACTCCCGTCCGTTTCAATGAATTCTTCGAGAATCCGTAATTGAGTGCCGACAAGTTGCGCAAGTACGCAGGCAGGTGTGAGGCCGAAATCCCATCCCAGAATGAGTGGTACTCCGGGTTCCGGTTCAATGGCTCCCCGTACTGTATGTATTGTTTTGTTAAAATCTTCGTAGACGGGTTTGCCTTCGTAGGTCTGCCAGGATTTTTCATATTCCATGAGGAAGTCGCGGATCGGCATACTCCGGCGAACTGCCTCCCTCCATTCGGTGCTTCGCTTATGCGGATTCGCAGTATAGTGCAGATCTACTATGACGAATTTATTATCTGGGTTCTTCCATACCTCTACCCCGATGATCGGGTTCTTCGGAGGCACGGGAGGAACCTCCTTAAAGGTCAGATCGGTTGCGTCTAATTTATCAAAGACGATTTTTTTGAAGAAGCCGGGACTGCGCGAACTGACTAAGGTCATCCGCCCGCCGCCGTCCGTAGTCGGTTTACTCGCCGAATAGAATTTCTGCGCTTCCGGCCAGAACGCAGCTTCATCCCCGAAGATGCCCGATAAGGTAAACTGACGGAGTTGATCCGATCCCATCGGGAATCCTTGAATCTTACTGCTAATTTCCTCGAATTCGAGCAGCGGAGGTTGCTTGCTCATCTTATCGTTCTTTATCTTAGGAAGGAGGGCTTTGGGGATGCGCCACTCCGGGATATGTTTATAAATAAATTCAGCACGACTGACTAATTCCGCCGCATCATCTTCCTTCTTACTGACGAATCCGTTGAAGCGGCCTGAATTAAAAATCGTATCGTGCGTGTAGAGGGAGATAAAATTCCATGAGCAAGTCATCCGGCGTGACTTCGGGATCGCTAGGAGCCGGTGCTTAAGCCAAACTGCGGTCAGGAATTCGAGGTATTCCATATCCGAAGGGAACGGTTTAATCGGATGCAGGCTATCGACTTGATCTAACGTGTAAACACAATCAGTTAAGAAGGCCCACGGATGACGTGCGTATTTAGCCCGTGCGCGAACCTGGGCACGTGCCTTCTCCGGGTCAGTCAGTAGCTTAAACGCGTGATACTCAGCATCATGACGTGCGAGTAAGTCATCGAGTGTGGGCAGTTTTTTAGCCGTTCCGTCATTCATCGTTGGTGTAACACTTCTAAGTTGAGGAACTATTTACCTATGTGAATGTCAGGATTGCCGAAATTAGATTTCTTCGTCCACCCATTTTGTGAATTTTGACTCAGTGCTCACTGCCGGAATCTGCACCGTTTGGCCCGAAGGCACCGTAACCTCACGTGTTTGCGGTGTTACATCTATGTCATCTAAATTTTCGCCGCTCTGCTGCATCTGACGCAGTACCTCGGTGAACGCGGCTAAAGTGTTACTCTCTACAGAGTGTTCCTGTTTAGCTTTGCCGGTGAGTTTTTCGATAACCCACTGCGCCTTATCCGCCTTCTTTAGTGCGCTGATCGCCGGATCATGCAGCAATTCTTCAATCACGTCCACGGATGGCCCTCCCAGATCTTTGAGTCGAGTCATCACGTCCTGCTCGAACATTCGATCCTGGAAACGGGCAATCTCCGCACGCCAGCGCGGGTACTGCGTGGCATTCGCTAAATAAGATTCGGAGTATTTTAGTTTCTTACTTATGTCAGGCTTCTGCCATCCCATAGCAATGAGACGGCACGCTTCCTTCGCTCTAGCGGTGAGCGGTTTATTCGGACGGCTAGGCGGTTCTTCCGGCTCCTGAATAAGTGACTGAGTTTCTTCTTCGGGCAACTCACCCACGTACTGCGATTGTTTAGCTTCCTTCGCATTGAGGAATTTAGGACGAAAGTTTGGATTCTGAGGATCTTCTGGCAAAGTACTCATCTGATGAACGTAGCTTACGTTATCGGGCCGGAGCAAGTCCCATTTCTGGCGGCCTTGACCGTGGTGAACCTACTCCGGCCCTACTTCCGCTTCGCTAGTAACGATACATTGCGAGTGCGCGAAGAACACACGTAGAAGGCCGGGAAGTAGTTATGAGTACGAGACGTGACTGACTACTGATCCCGGAACACTCGTTACCTTCATGTAGTCCAATGCCTCAGTCACTTGATTAGTCTGGCCGGATTTATTTCTTAAGTCTACGTAGTACTTGAAATTCGGTTTGTATGAATTCAGGACGGAAGGGACCGCGCTGCGCAAAGGTGAGAAGTGCGCCTTCGGGATAGGTCATACCAGCGGAGTTTAGTGCTTGCGCGTCTATGAAGGTTGCATCTTTGCAGATACGAATGTCAGCGATGCGTACTAAAATGTTCCTGTTTAGTGAGGATACAGTGCGTGCTTGCCTGTGGTAGCAGAATAAGCCAGAGCGTAACCAGACTACATCACCTATTGATATATTCATAATTACGCTCCGCCGTTACTAACTTAGAGCGATTCGATGAATGACTTTACGTTAGCTTCACCTTCGGATTCCGAAGATTGCTGCTCAGTAATCTTAGCAAGGATCTGCTCTTTAACTTCCTTGCGTGCTTCGGCTTTGGCCGATTCAACGTCCGGTGCAGCATCTACTTTAGCTTGCAGATCAGCAATTTTAACTCCGAGGTCTGCAATCTGCGCTTGCAACGGTGCTGCGTACTCATCGCGGATCTGATTTGCTTCTTCTAGCGAATAGATTTTGCCTTCGGAATTTCCGACTGCGGCCTGATTATCCTTCACGCCCTGATCGTAGGACTCGTCCACTTCTTTAGCGATTTCCGCATTGAGTGCGTCCAATTTATCGACTGCGGCTTGCGCTTCATCACGGTCAGCGAGTGCAGCGTTTTTCAGTTCCAGAACCATATCTTTAGATGCCATTTCGTCCCCCTTAAGGAAGTTTGTTTCACGTGAGTAATCAGAGTGAGGGCCGCTAGCTCCCCGGTCAAGTCATGTCAAGGTGAGTCCGGGCCGAAGGCCCGAGCTAAGTACTTGCGCACGTTTACTACCGTTTAATTCGATCTGAGCAGTGCAGCAAAGCAGACCGTCTACCGTAGATCGACGAAAAGCCCAGTGATTCCGGGGGCTTACCTAGTTTCTGCGTAGCGCAGTCACGATGAGTCTAACAGGATGCGTCAATTTCAAATTTGATTCAGAGCGAGAAATGGGACACCCCGGCATCGGTTGGACGCTGGAACGGGGCAAGTGCCCGTGGGTAGGGGGTTCGGCATGGCTGTTGCAGTGTGGCGGATTGCGCAGTGATTACAATAGGTTAGCTTGTTTAATTCTTCTTGAACACGATGATGCTCCCCGCTAACGCGGGAGCTAATAGACTGCCGTCCTACCCAGTATAGCACGCTGCGTCTGATTGTCAACATAATACTTGACGGCGGCTAAGTGCGCGGAATCACTCAGCTAATCCGTATCATTCTGATAACGCATATAGTCCCTACCATCTACCATCTACCAGCTAATAGGATCAACTCTGTAACCGGGGGAACGGGTAGAGCAGTGCGTCCCCCACCTCGCGCTTCAGAACGCGCTCAGTCGGTTTCATCTAGCATATATTACACTTAGTATTAATTATATTTTTTTTAACGCGTATAGCTAACTATAGTCCTACCCTGCCCTAGGTCCCCCCAATACTTGACCGAAGTTTTAGGTAGATGGTATATGGTAGTTAGTTTCAGCTAACCTATTAGAATTGAGGACATAATGAGTGCCACGCTAACCCGCTTACATAATCTTCCTACTTCCGCCGTGGCCTCAGATGCAGATAATAGTCGCATAGAACGACTTAGGCAGCGTTGGCACCTGATTACAGAGCGTCAACCGCAGCCGATTATAGAACTGATTCAGACTATATATTATATGATTTTAGAACACTATGAGACTACGCGTAGGCCGCTGCCCTTTGCCTCTGTAAGCAGGCTATACGCTAAGCGCCTTCAGTCCTTGCTACGAAAAATGAACATGCAGGACCTGCCTTTGCGTGATCTAGTTGCGTGCGTTGAATTGAGTAAGACTGCACCCATTACCGTCACATATACACCACGGGCAGGCATACTGCTGCTTCCCGGTATTGTCATGCAGACGTATTGGAGCAGGCAGCAACGCGGTGAGTCCGTGGGTGATCTAGATGGCATACTTAACGGTAAGGTAGACGGACCTATGCTTAGCCCTGCCGGACGTGAGTTAGCTAATTCTCCCTTTGATACGTTCAGCAGTGACAATCCTGGGCACTCTGAACATAAGTTAGACACACCTCATTTTCCTTCGGTAGATTCAGCAGATACAACCGTGCCGTATCCTGATGAGGCACCAACTGACCAATAGTTCGTCACTACCGAAGCAGCTAACTATGCGTATTCCCATACGGCACGCGCAGTGCATTAGTTAGTTGCGTCCTGCTAATCACGGCAGGCCTGTTAAAGAAGGTGGTAACTATGGCACTCAAATTCATGAAACGCGCAGGCATCTACCAACGCGCTAATTATAACATTACATTCGACCCGACTAAGATTGAAGCCATCTCATATAAGTGGTGGCGCTTCGTTGCCGTAGTTGACGGCTTAGTCATCTTTAATAACTACCGCTATTCCGTAAGCACCAGTAAGCAGCAACGCGAAGTGCGTGCGCTCATGCAGGAATTAAACATCCGCATAGACCTGTTCCTTACGCTTCCGTGTGGTATCCGCCATGACCAGACGCTGCCTGAATTGATTCAAGAGTGCGAAGAACACCTATGCGATGTATTCCTAACCGAAGAACTGAAGAAGCAGGAGCGTAATGCACGCGCTGCACTTCGCCGCCGCATGGCTAAGCTAACTGATTACTTAGAGAATCAGTGCGCCTTCCGTGACTACGAAATTTTCAGCAAGGATCAGTTCGGTAAGCGCACGGACGTAGCAGTCCATCAGGTAGTTGACATGGGCAGCTTAGAACAGGACGTACAGAACGCCTTGCACGGCTTCCATAGAGACGGCTTCGGCAGCGTGGTGTTTTATGTCTAATCACGTACTGCCTAAGTATGAGAACTGGACCGATGCACGTATAGTAAAACGTCATGAGATGTTGAGCATACGTGTTTCGCGTGTAGTGGATGAATTAATTGAAGCAGGTTTCGGACACGTAAGACCGAATGACATGCGGAAGGATGCTAATAATTCACTCTTCCGTAAATACCTCAAGTTAGTAGATGAGATGAGTGATTTACGCTCTGAAGCGCAGCTTAGATATGGTCCGGGTTTCATGAATATGCGTCAACTCATATGGCGGCACCAATGAGCACGTGCCCGACCTGCAACGCACTCCGTTCTCCCTTGACTCATTCACGGTTAGGGTACTGCGAAGGCCTGCATTACTTCAACTGCGCGTGCGGAAGTACTTACTGCCTCACGCCTTCGGCCCTGCTGCACGCAGTAACCGAAGAACAGGGACGCATAGCAGAATTCGTAATCACTCGGGCACTGAATACGCCCGAAGCTAAGGAACGGCGGCGCTTAGCTGCTGAACTGGGACTGAAGTTAGGTTTTAAAACTAGGGAGAAGGTATGAGACTAGTAGTTGTTTTAGTTAGCCTGTTAGTAAGTGCGTGCGGCGGATCGGGCGGCGGTGCTTCGGCTCCTGCACCTGCTCCGGGCACTCCTGAAGTACCGGGACCTGCTCCGGTTAGTAAGACAATCACCGTGCAGCGTGGCTCCGGCTATGAGTGCTTCGTACTCGGTGCTTCGTTATTCTGCCGTGGTTCCGCGACTAACCCGGACCTGCATATCAATTCCGTGGGCTTCGCGCTCCGTGCTTCGGCAACTAACGGGATTACTGCCTTGCGCACGTGGGATGATTCATTCTGCTTCGAGACTACCGTAGTACAGGCTCCGTATTCCCGCGCCGCAGGCCCTGCTACTTACTGCTTCGGCGAAGCTAGCCTAAACGTGCGTGCGGAAGCCATAGTATATAGTCCTGCGTACTCCCATGCCACGCATGGTACTGCGTCCGTCTCTTACACTTACGCGCCTATGGCAGGTGCGGATATGACCTTAGCAGGTCTTACGCAACTTACTGCCTTCGGTGATTACATCATCACGGACGGCAGCGGTGCGGTATCTTCGGAGACGGTAGTATGTTCCCAGACGGGTGCTTCGTTAGTCTGCCCGACCTTCAGCGCAGAGGTGCAGTAATGAAACGCCTAACGCCGACGAGAAGCTTGCGCACGTTTACGGGCCTGCATGACTTCGGAGTCATCATAGCCGGTCTTAAACTTCTCCATAGCATGACGGACGCTGCCTTCTTCTACATCCACCGGCAAGTTATAGGTCTTGCCCGATTTAGTAGTCACGCTAAACGTCTCGTTCTTCTTCCGTTCTTCTTCGTCTTCGGCTTTGCCCATGCGTTGCCCTCCTTAAGTGCTAAGGCCGATGGTAGCACGCGTGCAGCGTTGGTCAACCGGGTAGTGCAGAACACGCCCTATGAAGTGCGCCGCGCCGATTTCCGGTGCCCGGACCTAACGGCCATGATGGTCCCGCCGCAGGCAGGCTTCGGGGAGCAGTACGTGCGGTGCGAAGATTGGGACCTGTTTCAGGCAGCTATGCGAACCGGCAACCGCAAGGAAGCCGAACGCCTAACCTTCGGACCTAAGGAGTAACCGATGCTTGCCCTAGTACGCTTTTCAGTAATTCTCAAAGTCATCATTGGTTTAGCGTTTGCAGTTATTTTTTATAATGCCTTCTCCGGCACCCTTAATGAAGCACTCAGTGCGGTGCTTCATTCAAAGGTCTGGGGACTAGTTGGATTAGTTAGCTTAGCCGTACTTACTAAAATCATTACAGAAGGATAACCTTATGAACCCGAATGAATCAGATACCGCAGTGAAGTTAGTAGCCCGAATTCTAGATATTAAGAAGGAGCTTGACGAACGTAAGGCTCTGTACGAAGAACTAGATCAACTTACTTTAGAACTAAAGAAACTAAACTTTGAGGCTATGACCTTGAATGATATGCGTATTGAATTAGTTGATAACTTCGCCGAAGGGAAGAACACTGTATTCCGCCCTGCCGGAGTAAAGCGGTTTGAAGTTGAAGTTGAAACGATGGAGAAGTGGGCTAAGCGTGAAGCTAAGAATAAGAAGAAGGCGGGTGCGTAATGGAATCACTGGTAGCTATTTCTAATTCCGGCCCTCATCATGAGTTGCATGTATATATCCGTGCATCAGGTGAAATTATCTGGCGTGCGCACGCTAAAGGAGATTCGACTAAACATGAACAGTTGTTAGCTGAAGCTGAGCGTGTTCGTCAAACGAGTGAATCAGTCATGCGCAAGGCAGGTAAGTAATGTACTTCAAAAATGACGTTACCAGTATTGCGCAAGTAATCTTCGCATTAGAGGCAGAAATGGAACATCTAAATAAGATGAAGCCTAGATCAGCTAAAGCTATGTGCGAAATACAGGACCGCTACGTGACGCTAAGTAATGCGGTTAAGTATTTACGCCGTTTAGAGGCTTCAGCATTAGGCGCTTAATGACTCATACAATTTTAGTCGAGTGCCAGGATAACGAAATCAGACTATGGCTAGATAACGAATTGTTAGGCGTATGGAAACGCAAGTACGTAGCACCGTGGGGTAAGCCGTTAGAGCAAGCTAAATTAATAGAGCAGGTTCTAACATTAGTCGGTGTAGGTTGCGAAATAGAATTAGGTGATGGCTTTGAGGATTATAAGGAGCAGATGAAATGACCGGATCATGTATTCATTGCGGCGAACCCTTCTCAGCGAAAAACGTATTCACGCAGGCCGGATGGCGTGAAACACGCATCAGCGGGTACTGCGAAGCCTGCTTTGATCTGCTATTCGCAGAGACGGATAACCCGGATGACGCTTACGAACCAGGCGATCCGAAGCGCAGTGACTTCTTAGACCGATACGAACCCGAGGATTAGCCCTAGTACTGTTTCTGATAAACTGAATTACTTTAAAGGAAGATCCAATGCTAGATACAAAAATGTTTGAGTTGCGCGATATGGGCACGTTCATTCCAATCATGGGCATCCGTATGTGGCCTACTGAGCGTGCATCAGAAGCAGAGAGATACTTACTCCGGCGTGCAGGCTTCAGTAATCAAGGGCAACCGTTCGTAGTTCTGCTCCGTGCGGATACGGCTAAAATGTCTCGCGGAATCACGGCTACATATAATCCCTATGAATGGCAGGACCGCACTTATCATACTGCGCATAAGTACATCACCGATAATTGGGACTCACTTAAAGACGGTCAGGTAGTATGCGTTGAGTTTATATTGAATGAGCGAACTACACCTAAAGAAAGTGAGAGTAAGAATGGATACTTCTGAAGAACCCAGTCCCGAACTGCTACCCGCAGAAATCGGATTCACTAAGGAGCACTTGAAGATCGGCGAAGAACTGATTCACCGATTAGTAAATCTGCTTCAGGCAGAGAGGCGAACCGTAGTTAACTACAGCATCGCCGAAGGTCGCTATTCGTCAAGTATGGTAGAGGAATCAATGACCGTGCGCGTGGGCAATGTGTCTATCGCAATCGGCGTAACAACGGAGAAGAAGTAATGGAAGGTAAGATCATCAAGGAAGCACGTGAACGTGTAGGCCTAACCCAGGCGCAACTTGCTGCGAAGCTGGGATATAAATCAGCGCAGTTTATAAGTAATGCCGAACGCAGCATCTGCGAACTGCCGAAGGCGCAGTTTAAGAAGTTAGCTAAGGCCATCGGACCTACGGCAGTGCGTAAGATGATTGCCCTGCGTGCGCGTAACTACTTGAAAGAGCTACGTTCCGCTCTGCACTGATCCCGAAATAGTGTAACACTCTGCGAAGAACCCAGCGAAGAACCTTGACCGGGTTCTTCGTTCTCTGCCAGATTCTCCGAACACCACAGACGGGGGATCAGCAATGCCTAGCGAACATGAGAAGCGCCTATACCATAATCAGATGGGCCTCACCGGAACCGTTCACCGTGAGAAGAACCACGGCGATCTAGCCAAACAGATCAATCAGAAGTTAGCCGAAATCGGACTGCTCCTTCAGCAGCAGAAATTCGAGCACTATTCCTATTGGGGGAGTGCGGCGGTTCACGTATTCCGCAATGATACTTTAAAACATACCGGATTCGTCAGTCAGGCCGATGGCCTCATTGTCAACGGATGCACGGAACTAGTAGCGCAGTCAGCTACTACGGATCTAGTCGGAACTATCCTTGAGAAGTACGGGCATAAACGTCCGACTAAACGGAGCGGGTTCTAATCATGCCAACTAATCAACTTAGCCTAGAATTAGGCACCGATGAAGAAGTGCATGACCATCCGCTGAAGCAGGGCCAAACGATTAATCTGCATCGGCCCTACTTGAAATTCCGCAACGGCCTACTGGATGAGAAGGACGTATTCCAATGCACCTTCACGGGTGACGCACTATTCTTCACCCGCGATAAGGCGATTGATTACATGAAGGAAGTGCTGGAAACGCTGACTAAACCAGTAGACACCTATAACAACTTGCATGAATTGGAGAAGGCCCGTGGTAAAACTGAAGATCATCGAAGCTGAACCTAGCATTCAGCAGTTGGAAGAAAAATTCACCGTATGGCAGACGCAGAATCCATACTTTGAGGTAATCAGCGTGCAATCGGTTCCTGCCGGAGGTGCATTCGGTAAGCCGCAGTTCGCACTGCACGTATGGCACCGCCGCAAAGGTAAGGGCAGCAGCACGCCTCCGCCCGTAGTTACTACACGATGACTAAGGTAAAGGTACTGCCATCGCGCAAGCGTAAGGCAAGCAAAGGTAAACCGATTCGGCTTAGTGATGAAGTGCGCGGCGTTCTAGAGAAGAAGCGCCAGGGCCGGATGAGTTGGGATGCGCTCCTGCGTAAGATGCTGGGCCTGCCCGACCGTAAAGGCGTAGTGCAACCTCTGATCGAAGGATGGCTAGAGGTGAATTCCGGCCTGTTCTTCTTCGAGGAAGCAGACGCACGTGGTGCTTCGGTAGTTGCAGCGGCTAAGACTAAGAGTAAGAAAGTTAAACAACCTATAAGAATGAGGGAAGTAGTCTGATGAAGTTTAGAAAGAAACCCGTAGTCATTGAGGCCGTTCAATATCACGGTCCCAACTTTACGGAAATGGAAGAATTCGTAGGCGGTGATGCAGAATTTCGCAACGGTGAATTACTCATTGCTACCCGTGAAGGCGCTATGCGTGCCTCACCCGGTGATTGGATCATCAAAGGCGTGAAAGGTGAATTCTACCCGTGCAAGCCTGACATTTTTGAAGCTACTTATGAGGCGGTGAAGTAATGGGAACATATAAATTACTCAGCGATAAAGCAGTCAATCATTGGCCCTTCTATGATGAAGGCGTCTGGAAGATCACTAGCCCGCGCAAAGGATTAAACAGTACGGAACGGAAGATGTTCGCCGCTCAGGTAAACACGTTTTACCAGAAGAAATATCAGTTGCCGATAGCAATAGCACCGGAGCATATGCAGCGCCTCTGGGAATCTCCCCGCAGCGTGCGAAGAACCTTCTTCCTCGCAGCAATGCGTAACTTCGGCTTTAGGAAGTGCGCCTTCTAATTATGAACACCACGGAAGAACTACGAAGGAACAGTTACGATGAATGGATCACTGCCTACGCCTCCCCCGCTGATTGTCTCGAAGCCCTTTGCCGATTACACGCCGGAGGAATACCTCGAACACGTGAAGGGGATGTACGAGTTGCGTCAGAAGGGCAGCAAACCCGCCGTGGTGAAACCATCATTCGCCGAAGGGCTAAGCCTGAAGCGAACAAAGACGGGCAAGGTAAGCATAACCCGCAGTACGAAGAAACGTCCTTTCGCGTTCGTACTTGATATGGAAGTGAGTGCTTTGGCTAAAGGGTATGGGTTTACCTACACTGAAACCTGGAACGCGTTCAAAGCGAAGAACTACATCATCGCTAAGACTCGACTCGAAGCAGAAAAAATTCACGCTGACATATCCGGGATTCCGTGGTGAGTTGGATTCCGTTCGCCGCAGCTTACGTATGTGAGGGCGGTAAGATAAACTTCATAGATGGAGCAGTAAGACGAATGGGCCATCCGCAAAGTATCTGGCAGAATAAGAAGAAGTACGGAAATAAGATCTACTCAGGTCATTATCGCCGTGACGAGAATAACGAACGTGAATTCTTCTTAGCGTTCAAACGGAAAAACGGCACGTGGCATATCATCAGTGCTGAATCGCACGAGTTGTTAGAGAAGGACGGATGGCGTCTTATGAATCCGAGAACTAAACAAAAAACGGTAAGGAGAAAGAAATGAGCATCGGAGCACTGTTAGTAGTACTAATTCTGTTAGGTTTATTCCTGTGGGCGGTTCAGGCCCTTCCGCTAGAGGCAACTATTCAGCGGATCATTCAAGTAGTAGTCATCGTCATTGCCGTACTCTACGTACTGCAAGGCTTTGGCATTCTGCCCTTTAATATGCGAATGCAATAAAAACTGTGGGCCTGGGCGTTTAACGTGCGGTTACGTCCGGGCCTCACTTCCTTCGGGGGACTAATGAAATTAGATTTAGATGCAAGTAAAACGTGGTTAGTTCTAGAAGCTATAGCCATGCTCACTTCCCCGATGGGTGAAACACTCCTACGTGAGAAGTTTCCGAACATGAATTGGGATCGCATGGAAAAAGAATGCACTGAATTAGTTGACTTGATTGATAAAGCACTACCTAAGAAGGAAACCAATGACGGGACTCAACGCTGAGCAATCAGCGGCTTACTCACTACTCGATTCTGACCAGAACGTATTCCTAACCGGCGCTGCTGGATCAGGTAAATCATTCGTCCTTAAAGAATTTTTCAGAGAGAAAGAGTCCTGGATGAATCCCAGGCAACGGACTCCCATCCTAGCTAGTACCGGCGCAGCAGCGATCCTAATCGGAGGCCGAACCTTTCACGGGTTCTTCGGACTGGGCATCATGAAAGGCGGGCCTGAGGCTACCTTCCGCGAAGCCATAGATAACCAGTACCTGCTTAAGCGGATGATCCGCACCGACCAGATAGTCATAGACGAAATCAGTATGATTAGCGGCCCTGTTCTCGCCTTAGCCGAACGCATTGCCCGCGAAGCACGTGCCTCATACCGTCCCGAACTGAAGGACGTACCGTGGGGAGGAATGCGCGTTATCTGCGTGGGTGACTTCGCTCAGCTTCCGCCCGTGAATCCGCATTCCCGCGTGCGTGAGTGGGCCTTCCTTGATCCGGTCTGGCAGCGCAGCGAATTCAAAGGGATCATGCTGAAGCAGGTCATGCGCACGGACGAACCGGAATTTATTAAAGTGCTAAACAAAATTAGAATAGGACAATGCGATGGAGAAGTTGAAGCGTTCCTTGATAAAAGAACTAAGCAGGAATCACGTACTGACATCCTCCGATTATTTAGTCATCGAGAGAATACGGAACGCTACAACCTTGAAAGACTTGCTGCACTCCCTCACCGCGTTCACTCCTTCCGAACCCAGTACAAAGGCGCAGAGTGGGCAGTCAATCAATACGCAAAGAACCTCCCCGTGCCTAACAATTTGCAGGTCAAGGTTGATGCACTCGTTATGTTTAGAACAAATGCGATTGACGGAACGTATGCGAATGGAACATTGGGAACAGTCATTGAGATTGATGAGCATGGCGTATGTGAATCAGATGACGGCACTACAACTACAGGTCGCATTATCGTCGAACTTGAGAACGGAAAAGAAATCACCGTTACGAAGCACGTCTTTGAGTGCCTGGATAAAGACGGAGAAGTGGTTCTTGCTGCTAGTCATAAAGCCCAGGGGATGACCGTTGACCGTTTGATTACGGACGTTCGCAAGTTGTGGGAACCCGGTCAGGCTTATGTCGCCCTGAGCAGAGTGCGCAGCGCCGAAGGACTATTCCTTGCCGGTTGGAATCCCGCTGCTATATTCGCAGATAAGCAAGTGATTGCGTTTCACCGGAGTTTGCAATGAGCAAAGAACCGAAACAGAATTTAGTTATTCCAGATTTTGATTCATCACCTCCGGCAACGGAGGCGCAACTTGAATTCCTGGATAAACTAGACGTGTACTATGACCTTGATATTACCAGGCGTGAAGCATCACGTTTAATTGATGAAGCATTGGCGGAACAATGACCGAAGAACCTATCATCCTCATCAGCTTCCCGCAGATCAGCATCAAGGTGATGCACGATAGAATGACCGCAGTCACGTTGGAACGGATCGGATCATTCACGCAGGTTCAGCGCCTAGTCGATAAACAATTCTCCCATGAGAAGGACTTGCATTCGCTGAGCGTGCGCGGAATCATTCAATTAGCAACCGAATTCAAAGACGAACTAAACCAAACAATCAGCAACTAGGGGGATCTAGTGTATTCACGCAGCAAACATGCGGATATTGCAGAAGCAGAAGCAAAGAAGAAACTGAAATGGAAGGTAGGTAGCGAAGCCGATAAGTACCGAGAAGATTTCTTCGGTGCGCCCGCAGGATTCGGACGTGGCGCGTGGGCATGGTGCGCAGCATTCCAGCGTTGGTGCGCGAAGAAGGCGGGCTTAGATATTCCCGTCATGGTTCCGAAGTCCCAAACAAAATTCGGTTACTCCTTCGCACTAGTAGAAGCGTGGCAGCAATGGGCCATCTTCATGGGCTTCTACCACGATAACGATGGAACCTTCACGCCCGAACGCGGTGATTTAGTTTGCTTCGATTGGGATCAAGTCAGCATCAACGCGAAGGACATAGACTGGGAGAACCATATCGGATGCCATCTGAGCATGGACGGTAAGAACTACGTCTGCGCTGAAGGCAACTCCGCTAACCAAACGGCCATCCGCACGCGCAAGCCCATTCAGATTCAAGGATGGATTCGCATTCCGGACGGATTCTCCTTCGCAGCGGGCCGCGTAGTTGATGACGGTGAGCATGAAACGCCGGTAGTCATCGGCGAAGAACCGACGAAACCCGCACTGCCCGTTTTATCCCGCGTGCTCCGTAACGGAAGCAAAGGCGAGGACGTAGCAGAGTTGCAACGCCTCCTAAACAAACGCGGTGCTAACTTAGATGATGACGGGAAGTTTGGAGATAAGACGGAAGTAGCCGTAGAAGCGTTCCAGAAACGCATGGGCCTGCTAGTTGACGGTGAAGTGTTCACCGCTACGTGGGAAGCCCTGCACTCCGGCTTAGGTCCCATCATCATCACTCCGGAACAACCGGAAGTTGAAGCACCGACCGTAGCCGTGCCGATGGGTTCGGCGATGAAGCGCCTTGCTGCTGACGGTAAGACCTGCCTGATGCTGGACATTAGCGATTACCAGAAGAACGTAAAATTCGATTGGGATGCCATTCGTAAATCCGGCGTAGTCGGCGTGCATATCAAAGCAACCGAAGGCACCTACCATCTACAAAAGATGTTTAAGGAATGGGCACCGAAGATCCGCGCCGCAGGTATCGCCGTGGGCTTCTACCATTTCATGCGTCCGGATTCATCCGGCAAGGCGCAAGCCGATTGGTTCGTTAAGAACGTGCGGGATCATTTCAAAGTCGGCGATATGAAGCCGATGATGGACGTTGAGGTAATCAAAGACCGTAACGGACGCACGTACTCCGGTGCCACGGTAGTAGCGATTGCCCGCGAACTATGCGCGGATGTAGAAGCGCAGTTGGGAATTCGCCCGGAGATCTACACCGGCCCGTACTTCTGGCAGGCGTTGGGTAAAACTGCCGTTGGCTTCGAGAAGCACCCGCTGCACGTTGCGCACTACGGAACCGATAAACCGCTCACTCCCCCGCCGTGGGCAAAGTGGACGGTGCATCAGTACACCGATTCCTACAAAGGTCCGGGGATCACTAACGCTTCGGGCGTAGATGCAAGCCGGTTCAACGGTGATGAGGCAGCATTCCGTAAGCTGATGATCGGATGATCTACGTTACGGACGTAACTAAACTAACCAACTATGAGCTAGCTTCTGAAGCAAGGGAGCTAGCTAGTACCCGCACGTGGGACCATGACCGACGTAGACTAATCTTCAATGAGTTAATCAGCAGGGGGGAGAAACATGATCTTTGGGAACAGGAACGAACGAAAAATAATCCGGACGCAGATAGATCCGATAACACCGGACACCCGTACAGAGGCTTTCGTAGCTGAATTCTATGACGGTGAAGGTAAGGCGCTGGGCCACGTGCGCGTAGTAATTCCCAGTTACTTGCGTGAACGGAGAACGGCGATTGCATTTCAGCGGGCGCATCCGCGTTGTTTAGGTGCGGCGTCCGTGAGGTTCTTCGCCGGATGAAGCAGATCCGCCTTAGCAAAGGCCTCTACACACTCGTAGACGATGAAGATTACGATTACCTGATGCAATGGATCTGGTACGCAAGCAATGAATCACGCGGAACTAAATGGTATGCCATCCGCCGTGACATGGGCGTGAAGATTCGCATGCACCGGGTAATCATTGAACGTAACGAAGTCATCCCGTCCGGAATGGTAGTAGATCATATAAACCATAATAGCTTAGACAATCGTCGGGAGAATCTCGAAGTAATCACCCAGCGTGAGAATATGAAGCGAAGTCCGGGATGGAAGCAGCGGAAGGTTATCAGCGCGACCGATGAAGAAATAGCTAGGGCAGAGCGTCTCCTACAGAGTCGAGAGCGTCAAACTTGAGACGCCAACGGTCTATTTCATTCGCGCACATATTGCTCATATTGCAGATGTTTATCATGAATGCTTTAGACCACGCTTGCGACTCCGCAGGCAAGGTCAGTGCTTCGTTCTGGATAGTGCTCCATTTTTTCTTCCGCACTCGACCATCTTTAGACGATTTCACTTCTAGGAGGTGATTCCATTGCTCACCGACGAACGCCTCACGCTCACTGACGGACCAAACGCAATACCCGCAGCGCGACTCACCGATATGCTTACGGCACGTTGGGTTCGGGCGTTTGAGGATTGCCTCACGGCCAGCTTCATCTTTGGTCGTGCTCACCTTCTCATCGAGGTGCCTACAGATGGGCACGTCCGGAACCTGCTCCTTAATCCAGGGCATAGTAGTGCAGGCGCTGAGAAAAAAACTAACGGCGAAGATTAACGAGATTCTTAAGCGCATGATTAGCTTCCTCCTCCGCTGCATCCCAGACTTCATCAGATACGTCATCGGGCAAGGCCAACCGCTTCTCAATCGTAGCGATATAGTCTTTGCCCTGATCGGTAGTAAAGACGGTAGTGTTAAACCGAAAGAGAATCCATCCGAATTGGTTATTCAGGTAGTCCAGCAATGCACGCGCAGTTTTTTCGATAATTTCCAGATCGATCTTAGAGAAGGGATTATGCAGACCAAGCCACGGAAGTGCAGCAACGGCAGAGGATACGGCAGCAGCAGTTTCAAGTTTAAGCAGATCTTCGGAGAACTGACTAAACAGATCATCTACGTCTACCGTATCCAGTCCCATTATTTATTCCTTGCCCTTAACCGCAGCTACTTTTTCTTCGTAGGTCATCGGCTTGCTGAGCGGTTCCGGTGTGGCAGGAGCGCCAATGTCAGCGGCGGGTGCAACCGGCGCAGCTTCACCGGGCATTGCCGGAATGTTTCCTTCGATGCCGTCGATCTTATCAATCCATCCGCGCACCTTCACGTGAATGCCTTTAAAGACTTTATCGTAGTTGCTATCAATCAGCTTCGCCGATTCATCCTTCAACCATTGCTTACCGATGGGTGCGATATTGCTATCGTACAGTTTGATAACTCCCTGCTCTACCGTGGTCAGCAATCCTTTGGTCGCACCTTTGATGATGCTACCGAAATCAATCAATGCCATATCTCAATTCTCCTTAGTTGGTTTGGGTGGTTTGGTTATCAGTAATCGTAATTCACTAATAGATAAATTCTGTTTATCATCGGTCTGCTGCTGCGCAGTTCTGTGATCGGTCAGCATCAGTTTAAGTGAGGCGAAATTAGTATTCATTTCAGCGCGGAGTTGCGCAAGGGAGGCCACGGTGTTCGCATTCGCTGCGACGATATTCGCCTGGGCCGTTGCATTCGTAACCGCATTCTCAACCTGCGTGTCTCGAATCTCTTTAATACTTCGCTTTATATCAATGCCTTCATCCTTCGTCGTATAAAGTCCATTCAACTGTTTGAATGCTTCTACGTCCCGAAGTCCGTAACTGATCCCGCCGCCCGCTACCAGTGCGAGGATGATCTGAAGAATCATATCGAACCGGCGTCTGCGGTTCGTCGTTTGCGGTGCCTGCTGTGGCGTTGCTTCTGCCATTGATGAATCCCCCTGACCTACAGAGTAGGTTCTTCGTTTACTCGTGACAACCTGCTCCTGCAAAAATCGCGCAGTTCGTCATCTGGCTTAAGTTAGCGCAGCGATTGAGTTGGCACTCCGCCGTGCGGAATTTTTCCTCGCGCAGGATTGACGAACGGAGCGCATCCGCACTACCTTCATCAGCACTAGGTAAAACGCAAGCTGAAGGATAACAACTGTGATAGTGTCACCCGATTTCTCCGAAGTACGTCCGACTATTGCCCGCGATAAAATCAAAGAAATGCTGACGGTTACGCAGGATGGTCTTACGCGAACGGTGAAGATAAATTCCTCATCGCTCAGCATCATCTTAAGCTGCCCGCGCAAAGCATATTACACGTTACACCGGAATCTGCGTAGCCGTAGCGAATCCGCTACTCTGATCTTCGGTTCGGCCATCCATAAAGCCCTCGAAGTTTTTTACGCGCATCCGCGCACCGCCCGCAGCATCCCGCCGCGCTTCAAAGAAATCAGCGATCTTCTGGCCTTTAATCCTGACGCCGCCGAAGATCAGACGCACTTCCTCTATGATGCGATCCGGGCATTCGTCGCTGCCGCGCAACCGCTGGCGGCCCTGCCGGACGGTGATAAGCGCAGCATCCCTAACGGAATCTGGATTCTTCAGGAGTACTTTAAGTCATACATCAATGATCCCTACGTGGTTTACTGCGATGAGAACGGCCCGGTCACGGAACGCACCTTTGAATTAGTCCTGCATGAGGAACCCGGTCTGCGCATCATCCTGTTCGGAACCGTGGACGTGGTACTCCGCCATGAGATAAATGGGAACGTCCTTCCCGCCGATCATAAAACCACGTCCCGCCTGGGCGCGGACTTCTTCAACCGCCTGAAGCCGAATCATCAGTACACCGGCTACCTGCTGGGAGCGCAGCGCGTTCTGGGCTTGCAAACGAACGAATTCATGGTCAACGGAATCGAAGTCAAAGAGAAGCCTAAGACTCCACGCGGTAAGGGCGTCAGTTTCTCCCGTCAACCTACCGTGCGCAATGAAACCGATATTAAGGAATTCATCGACGCCGTAATCTGGGCAACTAAATCTTATTTACAATGGGCGGATACGAACAACTGGCCCATCGGTAACGTAGATTCCTGCACTATGTGGGGAGGATGCAATTACCTTGAAGTTTGCTCCGCTCCGCCGAAGCTGCGTGAGAATCTTCTCGAATCAAAGTATTACGAACCTAAAGACGAAGAATAACTAAACACCCATAACGGAAGGTATAACCATGCCCGCTTTATCGGATATTAAACCCACAGAACGCATCGGATTGCTCATATATGGAGACTCCGGCGCGGGTAAAACCTGCTTCGCCGCTGGATTCCCTGGCCCAGTCATGGTCTGCGATTTTGACGGTAAGGTAGGTTCCGCCGCACGCTTCTACGCGGGTAAGCCGCAGTTA